GAACATCTGGAACATCGGGTTCTTCTGGTTCTTCTGGTTCTTCAGGAACATCTGGAACATCGGGTTCTTCTGGTTCTTCAGGAACATCTGGAACATCGGGTTCTTCTGGTTCTTCAGGAACATCTGGAAGTTCAGGAACGCCGGGTTCATCGGGTTCATCAGGAACATCGGGTTCATCCGGCGTAACAGGTACTCCAGGTTCCTCTGGTTCGTCAGGGTCATCTGGAACATCAGGATCATCAGGTGCAACAGGTACTCCAGGTTCATCAGGTTCTTCAGGTTCTTCAGGTACAGGATTTTCAACAATATCTACACCATTAGACAATAGAGTTCTAACATCAGATGGAACTGCAAATGCGGCTGTTGGTGAAAATAATCTAACATTCAATGGTTCTGTTCTTGTTGTTTCATCAAGTACTGCAACTGCAAACGCGTCAATACGAAATCTAAATCTTATAAACAACACAACAGGAACTGCAACACAAAGTCTTGGTGTTGGTATTGAATTTGAATCGGAAACAAGTACAACAGAAAACACAACGGTTGGTTTCCTTGATTATGTATGGACAACACATACAAATGGAAGTGAATGGGGACAAACTGAAATAGTCCTGAAAGATACAGGAACTTCTGTTCGTTCTCATATGTTTGCACCAGGTGTTATTGGTGCTTTCAATGGTGGACTTGTAGCAGCAACACCACAACTTGGTGATTTTACAGGTGCTTATCCAGAGTACAGAGTATACGCATCGGGTAGTACAACTGACGTAACAACTACATCACTTCAATTCAATGTTTGGGATAACCCAACTGGACTGGCTGTTCCAAATGATACAACTTGGATGTTTACGATATTTCTTGTTGCAAGAAGAACTGATGCCGATAACGAAAGTGCTGCATATTGGATTCAAGGTGCAATTGATAATAACGCCGGAACAGTTGCCATGGTTGCGATACCACAGGTAACTGCGGTTGAAGATACAGTTGCTTGGAATGCAACCGTTCAGGCGATTGCTGGTAGAATGGTGATACGAGTAACAGGTGAAAATGCAAAAACAATTCGTTGGAACGCGGTAACTAATATCATTCAAGTAAGTGGATAGGAGTAAATAATGTCAAATTGGTCAAGAGATTTATTGGGTGTTGATTCTTTGAGTGAAGTAAGTTCAAGTGCAACAATCAGTGCAGGTTCACTTACATTGGATTTGAATAATGCTGGTGTTTTTAATGTTTCACTCAACGGAGCAATAACAACATTTACAATATCAAACCCACCAGCTGGCTCATCTGCTTTGACTCTTATATTCACTGCAGACGGAACACCTCGTTCAGTAACATGGGGAACTGCCGTAACTTGGTCTGGTGGAACTGCACCAACTCTAACTTCTACTGCAAATAAAAGAGATGTATTCTCATTCTTAACATTAAATGGTGGAACAAACTGGTTAGGATTTACAGGTGGACAGAATTATTGAGGTAATGTGTTATGCCATTTATTAAAAATGTAACTATATTTGCAAGGAAAGTGGGTTCTGTAATAGATACTACACCAAGACCATTTGTATCTACGGCATCTAATAGAACTTTATTAATAAAAACATCAGGTAGAGTTTTTGGATGGGGATTAAATACAACGGGACAAATTGGTGATAATTCTGTTCTGTCTAGGATTACACCAGTTTCTGTTTTAGGTGCAGTAAAAACATTCTGCCAAATTTCAGCTGGTATATCACATTCTGCTGCAATAGATAAAAATGGAAGAGCTTGGAGTTGGGGTAACAACACCGGAGGACAAGTTGGTGATAATTCAATAACACAAAGAAATACTCCTGTATCAATTGCCGGTGCAGTAAAAACATTTTGTAGAATATCATCTGGTAATGATTTTACCATCGGTATAGATAAAAATGGAAGAGCTTGGGGTTGGGGTTTAGGTTCTAACGGCCGTCTTGGTAATAATTCAAGTGCTTCCCAAAGAACTCCGGTATCTGTTGGTGGTTTGACAAAAACATTTTGCGAAATTTCTGCTGGTGGATTCACAACAATAGCAATAGACAGAAATGGAAGAGCATGGGGTTGGGGATTTAATAGTAGTGGTCAAGTTGGAAATGGAACAACAACACAGGCAAATACACCAGTTTCTGTTGCCGGTGTAGCAAAAACTTTTTGTAGAATATCACATGCCGTGGAGACATCCGGCACGTCACACTCTCTTGCCATAGATAAAAACGGAAGAATTTGGGCTTGGGGAAATAACGGATCCGGTCGCCTTGGTGATAATTCAACAACAAATAAATGTACCCCAGTTTCTGTTTTAGGTGCAGTAAAAACATTTTGTAAAATATCAGCTGGTGTCACTAATTCTCTTGCCATAGACAAAAATGGAAGAGCTTGGGGTTGGGGTGATAACTCTTCGGGACAACTTGGTACTAATAGCACTGTATCACAACTAACACCAGTTTCTGTTTTAGGTGCAGTAAAAACATTCTGCGAAATTACAACTGGCAACAACTCCATTGCTGTTGATAAAGATGGGAGAGTTTGGGCTTGGGGTTCTTTTTCCGATGGTGGTCTCGGAAATAATACACCACCACCAACTATAACTCCATTATCAGTTGCGGGAGCAGTAAGAACCTTCTGTCAAATAACGGCTGGTAGTACATTTTCTATTGCAATAGACAGAAATGGAAGAGTTTGGGGTTGGGGTGATAACTCCGGAGGAAAAGTTGGTGATAACTCAATAACAGAAAGAAATATTCCTGTATCAATTGCCGGTGCAGTAAAAACATTTTGTAGAATAGATTCTGGTGATGCATACACTCTTGCAATAGACAGAAATGGAAGAGCTTGGGGTTGGGGAATTAATTCGTTTGGTTCATTGGGAGACACTACAACAACTTCCAGATTAACACCGGTTTCTGTTGCGGGTACATCGAGAACTTTTTGTGAAATTTCAGCTGGCACCGCGATGTCTATGGCAATAGACAGAAATGGAAGAGCATGGGGTTGGGGAAATAATGGCCAGTTTCGATTGGGTGTAGGGTCTGGTGCGTCTTTTATTACTACTCCGATGTCTATCACTGGTGCCACACGAACATTTTGTAAAATATCAGCTGGTGGCTCACATGCACTTGCAATAGATAGATATGGTAGAGCTTGGGGTTGGGGTATAGGCAACACGGGTCAGCTTGGTAACAATTCAACATTATCTCAAACGAGTCCAGTTTCTGTTTTAGGTGCAGTAAAAACATTCTGTCAAATTTCTACTGCAACTCATACTACGGCTATTGATAGGTATGGAAGAGCTTGGGCTTGGGGATTTAACACATCTGGACAACTTGGTAATAATAGTATCACATCACAACTAACACCAGTTTCCGTTTTAGGTGCAGTAAAAACATTCTGTCAAATTTCAGCCGGCACAACACATACTGTGGCCATAGATAAAAATGGAAGAATTTGGGCTTGGGGTTCAAATACATCTGGGGAATTGGGGGATAATTCAATAACTTCTCAAAGAACACCTGTATCAGTTGCGGGTGTAGTAAAAACATTTTGTAGAATATCCGCTGGTACTAATTTTACCATCGCTATAGATAAAAATGGAAAATCATGGGCATGGGGTACAATATCAAATGGTCGTCTTGGTATAGGTGTTGGTAATATACTGACACCGATTCGTGTTTGTACCTTATAAAATAATTTCGTATATTCAATAATATGTTTCATCAAATAAACAAAATAGGTTATGAAAACAAAAGATACACTTGTCCTAACGATTTCAATCGGGGACTATTACAATGAAGTTGCAAAACTAACAACACCATCAATTCAGGCATATGCTAAAAAGATTGGTGCTGATTATTTGAATATCAATGAGTTCAATCCACACTATATTACACAAAAGTGGAATAAGTTTCATATTCATGAACTACTAAACAAATATAAACGTATTCTTTACTTGGATATTGATATTCTAGTTCGTGAAGATACACCAAACTTATTTGAAATTGTTCCTGAAAACAAACTCGGTATGTTCAATGAAGGAAGATATACTCCAAGATTTGAGTTTCTTGAGCAAGCATCTGAATACTATGGCGAACCTCTAAGAACTTGGAATGGTAAATTCTACAATTCAGGTGTAATGGTTATCTCTCGTATTCACAAGAATATCTTCAAACTTCCAAAGGGACAGGATTTTGTAGAAACAGACCAACCTTATATCAATCTTCGTATTCTAAACGATAAAGTTGAAATGTTTGATTTGGATTACAAGTTCAATCGAATGGATATACTTGATAGATTCTGTGGAATTTCAAGATTAGATTCCTATATTGTTCATTATGCGGGTGCACCACAAGACATCCAAATGGACGTTATGAGAAAAGACATCGAACAATGGAAACTGGATAAACCGAATTATAAGTACGAACGAAACATTCTTATTTCAGTTACAGCTGGAATGGGTGATCAACTTTGTGCAGAACCTGCAATTAGATATACACAAAAACTTTACCCAGATGCAAATGTGTTTGTAGTCTCACATTTTCCACGTCTTTTCGAACACCTTTCTTGTCCTGTTATGAATTATGACGAATGGAAAGGTATTAATGATTCAATAATAACAATGCATACTTGCCCTGATGATGAAAAGAGTGAACATAAGATGTCTCATGTTCTTTTTCATCCAACAGACTTTGCTTCTATGTCAATGATTAAAAGAACCATTCCAAATAGTGAAAAAACAATAAAACTAAAATTGGAAGCAGAAGATACAATGTCTGTTCTGAATTTATTAGAAGGTAAAAAGAAAGACAAACCAACGGTAGTGGTTCATGCTGGAAAATGGTGGCCTTCAAAAACACTACCACAAGATTGGTGGCAAAAGATTGTAGATAAGTTATCTGAAAAACTCACGGTAGTTCTTATTGGTAAAACAATAGATGAACAACAAGGGTATCTTCCAATCCAATGTCCAAAAGATGGTGTTGATCTTCGTGATTTAACAACATTAGGTGAATTGTTTTCTCTTATCTCACTATCTCGTTGTCTTCTTACCAACGACTCTTCACCACTTCATATTGCTGGTGCTTTTGATAATTGGATTGTAACTATTCCAACGTGCAAACACGAAGATCATATTCTTCCATTCCGTAATGGAACTCAATACTACAAGACAAAGGCACTTCGTAAGGGACTACTTCTTGACGACTTGGAAATTCGTCACACGGAATTCTATACAGATACAATTGATCTAATTCCAGAAGGAAAGACTTTATATGATTACATTCCAGAAGTTGATGAAGTTGTAAAGGAGGTATTTGACATCTATGACAACGAACGTTAATAAATTTGAATCATTCAGACCACTTATGAATGAGTGGGAGTATAAATTCATTGAGAAGTTTCTAACTCCCGATGATGTTCTTCTTGAATGGGGAAGTGGAAATTCAACACTTTACTGGTCGGGTATTGTTTCAAAGGTAATCTCAATTGAACATGATATTGATTGGATAAACTCTTTGGGTAAAGTGATAGACGCATATGATGTTAAGAATATTGAACTACATCACATAGCCGCTCATTCACCAAATCCAATCCCATGTAGATACGAACAGTTCAAGGATTACATAAACTATCCAAAAGAGAATGGATTGAAGTTTACAAAGATTCTGATCGACGGCCGTGGTAGAAAGTACTGTGCAAAATCAATATGGGAAGTTATAGATGAGAACGTGACTATTTTTATTCATGACTTCAACAGACCCGACTATCAGATGACTTTGAAATACTATGATCTTGTTGATGTAGACTGGCGAGGACAAGGTATCGCTGCCCTACGAAAAAAGAAAGAGGTTATAGAAGACGGGTCATATTATTGATGGTAATCTACGAAGAGGCATATTTATAGAATATGTCTCTTTTTGTTTATGAGGTATTTTAAGTGGATTATATACAAGTTGAAAATGGTGAAGTAAAAGGATACCCACAACCATTACCAAGAAATTGGGCAGACGTTTCTAACTTTTATTTGTTGGACGATGTACAAGTTCTTTCTTATGGTTGGTATCCTGTTCGATTTGTTCCTGCCGAAAAAACTGATAATGATGTTGTAACAGGTCAATCCTTTGTTATAGAAGGAAACGAAGTAGTCCAGTATGAACAAATACGACCTAAAACCGAATCGGAAATTCAAGAGGAATTGAACTCTAAGTGGGAAAATATTAGAAACCAACGAAACTTGTTACTTTTAGAATCTGATTGGACACAACTTCCAGATTCACCACTAACATCAGAAAAGAAAACTGAATGGTCAGTTTATCGTCAAGAACTCAGAGATGTAACTTCACAATCAGATCCAAACAATATTATTTGGCCAACTAAACCGTAAAAATATGAACAAACTCGTAGAACAAATAATCAAAGAGCTAAAACTCCAAATCTTCAATGAAGACGATTCAAATAAAGGAAAAATCGTAGCTGTGTATCCTGGTCGTTTTCAACCGATGGGTATTCATCATAGAGATGCTTATATGTGGTTGAAAAAACAATTCGGTGATAAGAATACCTACGTCATTACTTCTGATAAAGTAGATGGACAAAAATCTCCATTCAACTTTCAAGAAAAGAAACGGATAATGGTAAAACACGGAATACCGGCAAGTCAAATTGTAAAAATAGTTAGCCCTTATAACCCACAGGAATTCTTTGAAAAAACAAAACTAGATCCAAAAACTACTTCAATAGTTTACATGATTGGTGAAAAGGATAAAGGTAGACTAAAAGGATTCAAGCGTCTTATGGCGTACAACAGAACAACCTTCATTCCTGCAAAAGATCTCATAGACCCTTACACATATTATGTTTACGCACCACACGTTTCATACAATATACCTTCATTCGGTGAAATGTCAGGAACAAATATTCGTAAGGCACTCGGAGATAATGATGCAAAATTGACTGAATTGAAATATCGTTTCAAACAAATATTCGGTTGGTTTGACGCTAGTATTTTCAACTTGGTTATAAGTAAGTTGAATACCAAACGTAGTAAGATAAAAGAAGATCTAAATGAATGGTTCCGTGTATTATCAAATATGACACAAGAACAAGGTCAGATGTTCTTTGATATTCTCAAAAAAGAATACGGAGATACAAAAGACCTACTTCCAATAATACAAAAGTTTGTAAAAACAGGAAAACTTACCGACCAAGAAAAGACAATCTTTCAGAAACAAATGAAAGATACTTTCAAACTTATGGGTCTTGGTGCTATTGCAGCAATACCAATACCGGGAACAATGTTACTGATTCCCGTTATAGTTCAACTCGCTAAGAAGTTCAAAATCAATCTTCTTCCGGAAGCTGATGAACCCGCTGGAGAACGTCTCTCAGTAGTTCGTAGACAGTTTTGGAATGAAGTATTTGCAGAAGTTGCTAAGGAAGATAAACCACTTCTAAAAGAAGGTGGTGCTGCGGGACACATGACACACCCATTTGAAGATTTTGGTCTTACATTTGGTGATATGAAAGAAATGTTCAGACTTGGATTATCGGGTGAAATAACAACAACAGGAAAACCAACAGAAAAATTAGATGGACAAAATTTATTTGCTTCATTTAGAGAAGGTAAACTTTATGCTGCTAGAAACAAAGGTGACATCAAGAATGGTGGAATGGATTATGAGGCTATCAAGACGAAGTTTGGTGGTCGTGGTAATATTGAAGAGGCATTTACATTTGCGTTCTCTGATTTGGAAAAGGCAATTCAAAAACTAACTCTAAACCAACAAAAGAAGATTTTTCAAGATGGTAAAGCTTGGATGAATCTTGAAATTATGTACCCGAAAAGTGCAAATGTAATCAACTACGACGGTGCTTATATTGTTTTTCACGGAGTTTCTTTGTATAATGATAAAGGTGAAAAGATAGAAGATTATCCTGATTATGCAAGAGTTTTAGCCGGAATGATAGAACAAGTAAATGCACATTCACAAGAAACATTTAGCATTACCAAACCAAAATCAATCGTGGTTGGTAAAACTAAAAAGTTCAATCAACGACTGAATTACTTTGTAACAGAACTAACAACTCTTCAGAATAAGATGAATTGTTTAGACACTGACACAATTGGTGTATGGCATCAACGTTGGTGGGAAAAGTATATCAAAAAGAACACAAAAGAAGCTGGTCTGACGATAGATCAAAAAACTATGGAAGGACTTGTAAAGAGATGGGCATTTTATGATAAGTCATTTGCTCTAAACAGTACAAATATATCTGACGGCAATCTTTTGACTTGGGCAAAGAATACGGATAAACTGAAAGTCCAAGAACAAATGCAAAAGAATGTTCAACCGTTTGAATTACTCGTGTTAGAGTTTGGTGCAGAAGTTCTCAAAAATGTTCAGAGTGTAATGGCAATAGATCCAAAGAAAACTACAAGTCAGATGAAGTTGGATGTCAAGAACGCAATACAAACTCTCTCATCTTCTAAAAAGTTGGAAGACATAAACGTTCTCAAAAAACAATTGAAGAGAATTGAAGCAGCCGGTGGTATAGATGCGATAGTTCCATTAGAAGGTATTGTATTTACATTCAATGGTAAAACATATAAACTAACAGGTGCATTTGCCCCGATAAATCAATTATTGGGTTATTTCAAATTCAAGACATAATTATAGTAAATAGTTTCATTTATTCGATGGTGATGTATGGTAAAGATTGACAATATAAACGATGTCAAACAACTTCTAAAGGGAGAACACACTTCTCAAACTTCTATTCAAACGGGATATACCGGAGAACCTGAAGAAAAGATAACAAGAAGTGTTGGTGATAGATGGAAGGATGAGGACGGTAATGAGTGGGAACAGAAGGAAGGTTATAAGATAAAGTTAGGAAAGGATTGGCAACAAGAACTCCACGGTTATCTTAACACCTTTCAGAATTGTCCAAAAGAAGTTTGTACGTGTAATATGCCAAAGAATGTTGATAACAAAATGAAGGCGTTACATGGTATGTGTTTAGATTGTGTTGTTGAATTGGAACACAAACTTAGATTAGAAGGTAAATGGGATGAATACGAGCGGGAAAAGATGAAGCAAAATGCTTTGTCTTGGTTGGCCGAGGCTGAACGAGATAAAAATGTAATTGCAGAAGAACTTTCAAAAACAGAATTTGTAAATTCATTCGGTGATGTTGAAAAATGGGACACCGGTAAAACAAAAGAGGAACTCTTACAAAAGATTGAAGACGAGTTTCAAAAGTTTCGAGAAGATTTTATTCAGAAATTGGAGAACTATGGTGATTGAACAACTAAAGTCAGGATTGGCTTCAATGATTTCAGATGTTGACGGATCAGTCTCATCAAAACGAGTTGTTACATTCTTATGTGTACTTGCCATGTTAGTTACATGGGGTGCAAATCTTTTTTGGGGATTTCAAATCACAGAGTTTATCTTTGAAGGTTTGATGTATATTATCATTGTTGGTCTCGGTGTTGCAACCGCAGAGAAATTTTCACGTAAGGGACAATAACTATGTCAAAATCTATTGTAATAGAACGTGCCGTACCATCGAACAAGTCACTATACAATAGTGTAAAGGCACGTATAAAGAAGAAATACAAAGTATGGCCGAGTGCTTATGCCTCGGCCGCACTTGTAAAAGCTTATAAAGCCGCTGGTGGTGGTTATCGTAATGAATCTGTCACGATCAAGAACCCTGTTTATCGTCTTGAATCATATAAAACAAATGAATGTGGTAAAATTACAGAACTACATTTTGGTATTCAAGAGGCAGAAACAGAAATTCTCGGTGAAGCCGAATATCGTGGACGTAAGGTGTCTCTCGGTAAACCATTCAGAACTCCAGGTGGCCCAAAGAAATTCTCCGTATATGTAAAGAATCCAAGTGGAAACATTGTCAAGGTAAACTTTGGACACAAGGGTGAAGGTGGTAAGAAGACAATGAGAATAAAGAAATCAAATGCAGCAAGACGTAAGTCATTTCGTGCAAGACACAACTGTGACACTCCAGGCCCAAGACACAAGGCAAGATATTGGTCATGCCGATTCGGATGGCCTTCGAGTGGTAAAGGTGCAATAGATAAAACATAACTTATGAATCAGGCGTTATATCAATCGTTACTTACACCTCAATTTCAACTTCATTTGCCAAAGTCTCGTTCCGAGGCAGCTGAAGCAATGACAAATGCTTACCATTTATCTAACATAGGTCAAACTACAACCCCCTTCGGTGCACCACTTCTAAATGCGGATAAAACAATACTAAAAACATTTATCCAACTTAGCCTCGATATAAATTTCTTTGGTGGACAAATACAGTCAACTGTCTCACAGGTAATACAATTTATACGTGGTGCAATAGAAGCGGCTCAAAATGGTGCAAAAAATTTAGTAAAGACTATTCAAAAAAGTGTAAACGGCGTAATTGACGGATTGGTTTCTGCTTTACCGGCACCTCTTGCATTTATTGCTCCAATATTGAAAAGTTTGGTCGCTGGTATATTCAAGGATTTATTAGAAACAATCGGTAGTGTATTCAAAGAAGTTTATAAATGTATGAAGAAACTTCAAGGTCTAATTGATTTGATTGATGTTTCTAAAATAGCATACTTGGTCATGTCCACGGGATATTGTCTATATTGGCTTACTGCAAGTATGGCACCCGTCCCTCCTATGCCACCATGTATTGCACCAACAGCTGGCGCAATAATTTTGTTACCTGGTTTACCAACACCATTGAATTCAGATTTGGCAAAAACGTTTACAAAAGGAAACACTGTAATTCAAGCCATCGGTAAACTTTACAATAGCTTGATTGCCCATCAGTTAACAGTTGGTGGTGTGTATCTTGGAGTTATACCGTTCTTCCCGTCTCCGATACCTGGACCACCAATTCCGTGGTTTTCAATGTTGAACATTCCTTTTCCAAGTATAAATCTTCCAGAGATATTGGGTGGAAAAGATTCAAAGGGTTCTGAAAATCAAAAGAAAAAACAAGCCGAAATTGAAAAGGATCCAGATGGTATGTCAAAGAAAGCTGGTGACAAACTAAAGGGTGCGATTGAAGGTTTGAAAAAACAAGCGAATGATTTAGCCAAGTGTTGATATTTATCTGTATGACTCCATGTCAAAAACATATCGCCCAATTAGTTATACGTGAATACGTCAACGAAGTTCTAACCGAAGGAAAGAAACCTTCTGGTGGTCTTCGTAAGTGGTTCAAGGAAAAATGGGTAGATATTAGTAGAAAAACAAAGTCAGGTGGTCATCCTCCATGTGGTGCATCTGCTGGTACAAAGGCAAGAAAAGGTGGTAAACGTGCATATCCAAAATGTGTCCCTGCCGGTCGTGCCTATCGTATGTCATCAAAACAAAAGAAAAGTGCGGTAACTCGTAAAAGAAAACACGGTTCAACAAGACGTGGTAAAGCTAAAATGGTATCAACAAATCCAAAGAAATGATATGAAAACACTTATTGTAAAAATAATTCTTGGAATTCTTATGTTTGGCGGTATCGGCCTAGCAATCTATAATTCTATGTTAGTAGATGATAGAGTAACTGAAAATATGAGAATTGCGGATTCACTGCGTGCAGAGGTAAACAAATACCATCAGAAGTATGATAGTTTACTTGTAGTCGCTGGTAAATTGGATGCAAAAATTGCTGACGAAGAAAGACGTATAGATTCTTTGAAAAGAAATCCACCTAAACCAAGACCATCAAAAACACCAATTTCAACACCAGATTCCGCTTCTAACTTCTTAAACGATTTTATAAAGGACTAAAATGAAATGGACATTACCAATTTTATTCTTGATTGCCATCACATTTTCTTACGGACAATCGAAAGACTCCGTAGTTTGTTTACCAAAAAATGATATTCTAAAATTAGCAAACAAGATTCAAAGATTACAAGATACACTTCATTGGCAAAAAGATACAATAGTCTGGCAAGGTGGAGTTATTATATCACAAGATACACTTATTTCATCTCACAAACAACGTGCTCTTCTTTTCCAAGAACAACTCGATAACCGTCAAAAAGTTATTGGTACAATGGAAGAAGAAAACAAAAAACTTCGTGAAACAATCGACTTACTCATGCCAAAGTGGTATGATAATAAATGGTTGTGGTTAGGTGGTGGTGCAACGGTTGCAACGATCATTTTGGGTCTGGTGTTGTAATGGTTCAACAAAATAAAACGTTACGTGATATAATCAAAGAAGAGTATGTAAAGTGTGCCTCTAATCCAGTGTACTTTATGAAGAAGTATGCCAAGATTCAACACCCTGTTCGTGGTAAAATCCTATTTGAATTGTGGAACTTCCAAGAAGACGTTCTCAAAGATTTTCAAAATGAACGATATAACATCTGTCTAAAATCACGTCAGTTGGGTATCTCGACTCTTATTGCAGGTTACTCACTTTGGTTGATGTTGTTTCAAACAGACCAAAACATTCTCGTTATTGCCACCAAACAAGAAACTGCGAAGAATCTTGTAACGAAGGTTCGAGTTATGTACGATAATCTTCCATCGTGGTTGAAAACTGCGGTAGTAGAAGATAACAAACTCTCACTTCGTTTCAAAAACGGTTCACAGATAAAAGCTGTTTCAGCCGCAGCAGATGCCGCTCGTTCGGAAGCTCTTTCACTTCTCATTATTGACGAGGCCGCCTTCATTGATAACATCGAGGAAATTTGGGCCTCTGCACAGTCTACAATCAACACTGGCGGTTCTGCAATTATCAACTCGACTCCTAACGGGGTTGGTAATTTTTATCACAAACAGTGGGTCAATGCAAAGACAGGAAAAAGTGCCTTCAATCCAATCTTCCTTCACTGGACAGTTCACCCTGAACGTGATCAATCTTGGAGAGACCAACAAGACATCATTCTTGGTCCAGCACTTGCTGCTCAAGAGTGTGATGGTGACTTCCTTTCATCGGGTCAATCTGTTGTTGACGGTAACACAATCGACTGGTATCAGAAGACATATGTCTGTGAGCCAAGAGAGAAACGTGGTGCCGAAGGTGCTCTTTGGATATGGGAAGACCCCGATCCTAATAAGACATATATGATTGCAGCTGACGTTGCCCGTGGTGATGGTAAGGATTATTCTGCCTTCCACGTTATTGACATTGAAAACATTGAACAAGTTGCAGAGTATCAAGGTAAATTAGACACGAAGTCTTATGGTAATCTTCTTGTATCTCTTGCAACTGAATACAATGATGCCTTACTTGTAGTTGAAAATGCTAATATTGGTTGGGCAGTAATCCAACAAATAATTGACCGTGGTTATCCAAATCTGTATTACACGTACAAAGAAGACGGTTATACAGACCCATCGGTTCACATACCAAAGGGATATGACCTCAAGGATAAATCACAAATGGTTCCTGGTTTTACAAATAGTTCAAAGACAAGACCACTCATTATTTCAAAGTATGAGATGTATTTCAGAGAACGTGCTCCAATTATCAAATCAAATCGTTTAGCTGAAGAAATGTTCGTATTTGTTTGGAATGGTGGCAGAGCTGAAGCTCAAACAGGATATAATGATGACTTAGTAATGTCATTTGCAATAGGACTTTGGATTAGAGATACTGCACTCAAACTACGTCAAGAAGGTATGATGAGAACAAAGTTGGCACTCGATTATATGAGAAAAACAACGTCGGTAATTAGTACAACTAATATGAGAAACCCTCTTTCTGATACTGGTTGGGCAATGGACGTTGGAGATAAGAAACCAAACGAAGACCTTACTTGGCTCCTCTAAAAAATGACGTTAGATTATTCTAACTCATATTTATATCTATGGACTAATACACAATAAAAACAGGTGATAAATGGCACAGAAATCCTTATTTGATAGACTGAAAACACTTTTCTCTACGAACGTCGTAGTTAGAAACGTCGGTGGTAAGAAACTCAGAGTAGTTGATACCGCTCGCTATCAAGCAGATGGAAACCCACATACATCAAAAGTTATTGACCGTTATGGGAGATTACACGGAACTCGTGGAACTCCTATTTCTGTTTATAACCAATACAACTCGTTTTCTGCAACAAAGATTGACCTTTATACAGACTATGAGGCGATGGACACGGATGCGATCATATCATCGGCACTTGACATTTATGCCGACGAAGCAACTCTAAAAAATGATACCGGTGATGTTCTTTCAATTCGTTCAGATAATGACAACATCAGAAAGATTCTACATAATCTTTTCTATGACGTTATAAACATTGAATATAACCTGTGGCCATGGATTCGTAACCTTTGTAAGTACGGTGACAATTATCTTTATCTTGATGTAAAAGATGAGGTCGGTGTTACAAATGTTGTTCCACTTTCACCGTATGAAATGCAACGTGATGAAGGAACAGATCCTGAACACATCTATATGACAAAGTTTGTTTACGAAGGCCCACTCGGTAAGGGTGAATTTCAAAACTATGAGATTGCTCACTTCCGTCTTTTAGGTGACACAAACTTCTTACCTTATGGTAAGTCAATGTTAGAAGGTGCTCGTAAACTTTACAAGCAGCTTGTTCTTATGGAAGATGCGATGTTGATTCACCGTATCATGAGAGCTCCTGAAAAGAGAATCTTCAAGATTGACATCGGTAATATACCACCGGCAGAAGTTGACCAGTATATGCAGAACGTAATGAATGCAATGAAGAAGACACCTGTTATGGACGAAAGAACAGGTGAATATAATCTTCGTTACAATATGCAAAACCTTCTTGAAGATTTCTATCTTCCTGTTCGTGGTGGCCAAGCTGGTACTAATATAGAAACTCTGGCTGGACTTCAATATCAAGCAATTGAAGACGTTGAATACCTAAAGAGTAAGATATTTGCTGCTCTAAAGGTTCCAAAGGCATATCTTGGATTTGACGAATCACTCGAAGGTAAGGCAACACTTGCAACACTTGATATTCGTTTTGCAAGAACAATTGAAAGAATACAACGTATTGTTGTTTCTGAGTTGACAAAGATTGCGATTGTTCACCTGTATGCTCAAGGATATGAGAATGCAGACCTTGTTGACTTTGAACTTTCTCTTACCGGCCCGTCTATTATCTATGAACAAGAAAAGATTGCCCTTTGGAAAGAACGAGTAGATCTTGCTTCAAATCTAATTGAAAAGAGATTGTTCTCGATGAAATATGTTTATGCGAATGTATTCAATCTTTCAGAAGATGAAGCCGAATTTGAGAAAAATGAAATCATCGAAGATATTAAACATCAATTCCGTCAGAAGCAAATTGAAAGTGAAGGAAACGATCCTAAGATTACGAAGGAATCGTTTGGAACTCCACATGATTTGGCCTCCATGAATATTTATGGTGGTAAGAAACAACAACAAATAAATGATGTTGAAGTTCCTGAAGGTGGATGGCCGGGTGCTGGAAGACCAAAAGAACACGGTTCAACTTATGGAACTGATGCGAGTAATTTTGGAAGAGATCCACTTGGTAAGAAAGACATCGGTAAAACACTTGATGTCAATCTTTCACCAAGACATAACTATAAGGGCAATTCACCATTGGCAACTGAATCTGCAAAACGTGATGGGTTGACAAAGGAAATAAGTGATATGTTGGGCTCTATGTCTTTCGGTAGAGTAAAGACAAAATCAATCATCTCGGAGAGTCTGAAACCGGCATCAGAACAAAAAACAGAAACATCTAATTTACTTGATGAGTCTAATTTAATGGAAGAAATTTGAATCTAGGTCATATTTATTTTATGAGTAATACATTACGGGTAAACACAGGATGAAAAAGATTAAACACTCAAAATATAGAAACACAGGAATGTTATTTGAACTATTAACACGTCAAATAACATCTGACATCATATCCGGCACCGACTCTATCGCCACGGGTATCTTGAAGAAATTTTTCAACAAGAACACCGAGATGATAAAGGAGTATCGTTTGTATAAAACACTCTGTGAAGAAAAAATGCCAACTGATGCAAAATCACAAATGTTGATTGAAGCAGTTCTTACTGCCCGTAAGAAAATCAATAAGAAGAAGTTGAGTGAAGAGAAATATGAACTTATAAAGTCAATAACAGAAAATTTCGATATAAATGATTTCTTTCAAACGAAGGTTGGTAACTATAAATTACTCGCATCGGTATACAAGATATTTGAATATACCGAACTTGATAGTCCCGTAGAAATTACTCGTTCAAAGATGACTATTATGGAAAATATGGTATCTGAATCTAAAAAAGAACTCATTGAAGAGTCGGTATCACTGAAAGAAGAACCAAAAGAAATTCGTCTTATGTCTTATAAGATTCTTGTTGAGAAGTTCAATAAAAAGTATGGAGAACTTTCACACGATCAAAAATCTTTACTCCGTGAATATATCAGTAATGTAAGCAACACGAATAACTTGAAAACGTTTGTTCAGAATGAAGCTTCAAAGATACGACTTTTCTTGGAACAAAAAATAAAGAAAACAAAAGATAAGACTTTGAAAATCAAGTTGGCAGAAGTCTCTGACTTACTAAATCAATATGCAACAATAAAGAATCTTGACGAGAGTCATATATCTGCTTTACTTAGATATTATGATCTTGTGAATGACCTGAAGGAGATAAAATAATGTCAACAGAAGTTCAACCATA